CCAGCGTGTTGTTGTTGGGGGTGCGTAGGAAAACTTCATGCGTGGGTGTGGAGGACGACGCTGGCGCGGCTTGCCAGGCTTGACAGCGCCAGGGCCTAAACGGACAATCCCATCCGCGTAGGGGCGTAGGCGTCACGCCTCAGCCCCGTGGCCCCTGACTAGAAACGTTCCTGCGCCGCCCACGGCCCTTGTCGGTGATAACCCCACTGGCAGGGGCATTTCCACGCCCTTTCCCCCTAGGGCTTGCTACTGGACGGCGTTTTAGGCTATTTATGGGCAACCATCCCCTGCCAGGAGATCGCCGCCAATGGGTTGGGCCGTAATCATGACCCATCCACAGCGCGAGCGGGTTGCCGATGAGAACATCAGGCGGCAGGGGTTTGAGACATGGCTACCGCGCACAGCGGACGGCCCACTCTTTCCTCGCTATCTGTTCGTCTCCATCATCGACGTATGGCATGTTCTGCTGAATACCATCGGTGTGAGCGCAGTGCTACGCAACGGTGAGCAACCGGCATATGTGCGCGAGGATCAGTGGCGTGAGCTGCGTGCGCGCGAACTGAAAGGCGTTGTAGTTCTGCCCAAGCGTGGTTTTGATCACGGGCAGTCAGTACGGATCGACGACGGCATCTTCTTTGGTGAGCAAGGTCTCTATGACGGGATGCCAAGCGAGGGCCGAGCGTGGGTATTGTTGAGAGCGTTAGGGCGAATCCAAATAGCCGAGAAGCATTTGTCCGCTATCTAATCATTAGCGGCATTTCCCGGCTGTCGGAAAAGGGTGAAGTGACCCTACCGGCGGTAGCCCGTCTGGAGGCCAGATGACGAAGAAGGATATTCTGGACTGGAGCGACGTGTGCGCGCCAGTTAGACGAGAGCGTCCCCGTGGATGCGCTCGTGTCTGTGATGTGGCAGATCGATGAGATGCGCGGTAAACTACCTGTCGCCCCAAACTCTTATTGAAAAGATTTCAATGCCAAGAGGTGGAGCAAGACCTGGGTCTGGTATGAAGAAGGGCGCCAAGGTGTCGCGCGCCAAACGGCTATCTGAACGTAAGGCTGTAGACATCATCGAGAGCGGTCGAAGCCCCCTCGATGTGCTGATGAACGAGATGCGGTTCTGGGAGCGTGAGGTCAGTATTATCGAGGCTGCTCTGCGCACAGGCGATGAGGCAATCGGTGATGATGAAGCTATCTCCTTGGCAGAGCGCAATACGTCAGCTTATTTTGAAGCTCGCAAGTCTCTTGTCACCGCTGCGCTCGACGCCATCCCCTACATCCACCCCCGCATGTCACCAGTGGCGCCAGATACCACGGGCGGCGGCCTCAAAGACCTGAGCAAGTTGACCGATGCAGAGCTTGACGCGCTTGAACGCATTAGCCGCAAAGTGTCCGACGCCTACGGTAGTTCAAGCGGAGCGCCAACGCCGGCTACTGGCGCGTGACTTCAGCGGAGTTCGTGAGCGCTGCCGCACATTAGTTGGCTTTCTCAAGGAAGCCTGGCACGTCCTCGAACCGACAACGCCTTATGTGCACGGCTGGCATCATGAGGCGGTCTGTGAGCACCTCGAAGCGATAACGCGGGGTGAGATCACCAGGTTGCAGATCAATGAGCCGCCTGGCTGCATGAAGTCTATGATCGCTTCCGTGGTATGGGAGGCGTGGGAGTGGGGGCCAGCCAATCTACCAGGTCTACGTTATCTGACGACGTCGTACACTGCAACTTATGCTCGACGTGATAGCCGCAAGATGAGGGACCTGGTCCAGTCGGAGTGGTATCGGACCTTGTGGCCGCATGTGGTGTTGATGCGTGATAACGAGATCGACTTCGAGAACACGGCGCGGGGTGGTCGGCGCGCGATGCCCTTTGCTAGCCTTACCTCAGGTCGCGGCAACCGCGTTGTGCTAGACGATCCTCACTCCACCGAGCAGGTTGAGAGCGAGGCAGAACGTGAACGAGCGACTAGGCTGTTCCGCGAGTCAGTGACCAGCCGTCTGAACGATCCAGTCAAGGACGCCATCCTAGTTATCATGCACCGGCTGCACCCGCAGGATGTCTGCGGCACAATCGAGCGCCTCGGCCTGGACTATGTGAAGCTAGTGTTGCCTATGGAATATGAGCCATCATCGGTGGTCACTACGCGGTTTTATGATGACCCACGCCGCTATGCAGGCGAGTTGCTCTGCCCTGAACGAATCCCGCGCGAGACCGTTGACAAGAACAAGACTGAGCTTGGCTCTCATGCCTTCGCGACGCAGTATCAGCAGCATCCGTCCGCCCGTGAAGGCGGCATGTTCAAACGGCACTGGTTCAAGATCGTGGATGCCATACCAGCCGAGGCGATGATGAAAGTGCGGCGCTGGGATTTAGCGGGGTCTGTGCAGGATGGCAGCAGCGATCCTGATTGGACAGTCGGCCTGAAAATGGCGACGCTACCCGCATCCGAAGGCAACAAGTTCTATATTGAGGATGTGGTACGCTTTCGTGAGACAGGCGCGTCTGTGCGCAAGGCAATCAAGACGATGGCAAGTCATGACGGTATCGCCTGCACGGTCGTCATCCCCCAGGACCCCGGCCAAGCCGGTAAGGAGCAAGCCGCTAGCATCATCGGCGAGAACGCTGGCAGTATTATCGTCGCTGAGCGTGAGACGGGACCGAAGGCGACGCGCGCCGAACCTTTAGCTGCCCAGTGTGAAGCCGGGAATGTCTATCTGCTACGCGCGCCATGGAACGAGACCTTTATCGAAGAGTTGTGTTCCTTCCCCCAAGGTCACGATGATCAGGTTGATGCCGCTGCCGGTGCATTCAATCGGCTACGGCCGACGTCTACTTATGATCACACGATGTCCTGGGTCTTCGACAAGAAGCCTGACGAGGAGCCGCAGTCGAGGCGCCGCGACGTGCGGAGCAGCTTCGATCCCAACGACACGCGACGGTATGGGGTGCCGTGATGGCGGATAGATTGACCCAAGAGCAGGAAGATATTTTGACGCCGTTTGCGGAGATGCTGCGGCTCATGGACAAGCAGGTCCGAGGGATGGGGCCTGACGAGTTGGTCGCTTTGGAGGATGCGTGTGCGGTTCCCACTATGACGAATTGTGGGTTTTATTTTTATGACGCCGCTGAGATTTTGCGTCGGTATACGCGAAGCGCGAGGACGGGCAGCGTCATAAATTTGGGGTTGGTTGAGTGACCTGTCGCTTCTGCCGTCATCTCGGCAACGTCGTCCAGGGCGGACTGATCATCCTGGTGGTGGCGTTCTTTGTGCTGGTGTTCTTCATCATGTGGGCCAACGCGCCTTGAGTTAATTAACGCAAGCCCTGTTAGTTTTAGTTTGGGCCGAAGTAACTTATAAAAGACCCAGGCGGGATCAACGCGGGGCAGAGGGCGAATGGTAAGTGAACAGGACGGCCATGCGGATAGAGCTGAGGAATATGCGACAAGACCCGGCATCGCGGTGGACTCGCGCGGCGGTTCTGTCATCGATCCTTCGGAAAACGTCAAGGCGCTCAATGAGGCCGCCAACAAGCGGCAGGACGATCTTCGCGACGCCGAGCGACAGATCACGCAGGCTAGGCTCGCTTCGATCTCGGCGGAGATAAAGCTGCGGGCAGACTACACCGATGCCTTGAGAGACGCAGAGTCGCGACGGGTGAACGAGCAGTTAACATTGCGCGCTGGTTACGAGGAGAGGTTGCAGTTAGCCGAGGCCAAGCGCATCGATGCCATCAGAGCGGTCGACGTCAATGCCGTCGCCGTCGCAAGCCAGCGGGCCTCCGACCAAGCCACAGTGCTCGCCAGTCAGGTGGCTCAGTCGGCCGAGGCGCTTCGCGCGCTTGTCGCCACCACAGCCAACACCGTGGCGGCGTCGCAACAGCAACTTGCCACGACGCTCTCGACAAGATTGACGACCCTGGAGCAGGGCAGCTATCAGGCATTAGGCAAGCAGTCGTATTCGGACCCGGCGTTTGCGGAACTTATTTCGCAGGTCAAGAATCTTCGCGAGACTAGCGAGAGAACGGCTGGTGTCGGAATGGGATCGAGCGCGAGCTGGGGGATCATCGCCAGCATCGCGGCGCTGCTGATAGCTCTCGCCGGCACGTTCTATGCGGTGACCAGGACGTCGTCGCTCTCTGTGGCTCCTCCCGCAGTCGTCTATGCGCCGCCGCCAGTGGCGCCTCGCTGAGGAAAAATAGTCATGAGCGTCGGCACGATCCTTCTCGTCATCCTCGTCATCATTCTTCTTGGCGGTTTTTCCGGCGTTGGAGGTGGTCCGTTCTACGGCGGCGGCCATGTGGTTGGCGGCGGCATCGGCCTCGTGTTGGTCATCGTCTTGATCCTCGTCCTGCTTGGACGGGTCTGAAAACAAAAATCACCGTTGAGGGTGATGGGACTACCCAAGGAGAAAACCAGATGGGATTCTTTGAGGCACTGATAAGGGCGCTGATCTATATCTGCTTCATCGCCCTCGCGTTCTTTCTCTGTTTGTGGGTTCTCGGCGAACTTGGAATGCAACTCCCCGGCACGGTGATCACAATCTTGAAGGTGATCTTCGTTTTGGTCTGCATTCTTATACTGGCCAGGCTGTTCGCGCCGTTCGTGACGGGGTTTCAGTTCTTTCCAGGACCAAAACCGTAGCATGGTTGGCGTGATGAAAATGATTGGGGCGTTGCTTCTTGGCGTCGCCCTGGTCGCTCTCATAGCCTTCGCCGTCTTTTTCATCCCAGGAGACGGCGACGTCGCAGGACGCTGCCAGGGAATGCCCGGCGGCCATCAGCTAGACTTATGCAACGACTTCGCTAAGTCGCATCCCGAGGAGCAAGTGCCGGTCGTCCCGCCTGATCGCCAGCCGCTGCCGAACATCGAGGGAGAGCCGAGATGATGAGGGACGACGCTCAGGATAAGTCGGCGCGATGGCTCATCGCAGTCATGACGCTCGTTCTCATCATGATGATGGCTGGCGGCGCCGTTGCGAGCCTGGTCGAACTACACGGAGGTTGAACCGATGCCCGACGACAAGGCCAACAGCACCGAGAAGCCGACCGCCAAGCCGGCTCCCATGGAGGGTGGCATATCGGTGAGGTTTCCGTCGCCGCCCACCGATCCGAAGCCCAAGGCGCCGGAGCCGAAAAAATGAAGACGTGGATGCTGGCTCTGGTTATAGTCGCAGGCGTGTCTGCGGCGATAGGCCTGGAGCAACTGACGGCCAGGATATGGCCGCCGCCGGCCGAGGTCAGTTGCCTCTGTCCCGGTGGCTAAGAGTTTCAAGCGGGGTAGTTTCCGTCGGGCGGCGTGGGGCTCCACGGCTCAGAGAAAGACGATCTGCGGCCCGCTTAGAAAGTCGCGGCAGTGCTGGCTCGAAATACGCGCCGCGAGGTTTGTTTGGTCCCGTACAAGGTCGTCGGCCCACGCGCTAATAGGAGAAGCTATATGACGCCGTCAGAGTTCAAGGCGTGGTTTGAAGGCTTCACGGAAGCCTTTGAAATCCCCACCAAGGCGCAATGGTCGCGCATCAAGGAGCGCGTCGGGGAGATCGACGGCAAGCCGATCACGGAGCGAGTGTTTATCGACCGTTGGTATCCGTATTGGCAGGGATGGATCACGTACAATGCGCCCGTTATTCCTGTCTCTCCTTATTGTGGGATGTCGTCCAATTTGACCGATGGCCACTCAACGGTCTGCAGTTCATTCGACAGCTGCGTGGCCATGAACGCTGTCGGCCGCGCCGAGGGAGCACTTCTCAGCGCGGCGCGATGAAGAGCGAATGGATCAGGCCAGGGAAATGATGAGACGAGAACGCAACAGAAAGGAAGGCTCGCCATGTGTGACTTCTCCCTGATGCATGCCAAATCGCGACCGGCCGTCGTGGCCGACAAGCTGGTGACGAAAAATTTCGGCTACGGCACCACTGGCTTCTGCGACCACCAGGACGACAGCCTTGCAGTCTGCGTCCTTCCCGGCACCGAGATCGCGTTCTCCGCGCCGGTGGAGACGCTCGATCCTGGGTACTGGCTGGTGAAGCGCGACACGATTGCGCATGCCGTCGCGATCTTTCGCCAGATCAACAAGGACGACGCCAAGACCCACCATGACGCGCTGGAGTTTCCCGACGGCCAGGTGGTGCTCTTGACCAAGTTGGCTGAGGGCCAGAGCGCCGTCGTGCTTCAACTCCCGGCCGCGCCGAGAAATGAAGCCGAGGCGGAAGCCCAGACTCGCCTCCCGGTCACTGCGTGATGGGCATCACCGCCGACATCATTGCGGTGATGGTGTTCGTCGCCGCCTTCGGCGTCGGCTGGTACAGTTACAAGCTGTTCTGAGTTTTCGCCTGAGCGAGGGTTGCTCCCAGTCGGGCAGCGCGGGGCTCGGTTCATCGCACAGAAAGACGGCCTGCGGTCCTCGCTTTGGATTGGTCGGTGAACGCCAAGTCCGCCGCCCAGGGAATCATGACCCGTTCAAGGCCGTCGACCCGCGCATAATCACATGGCCATGTGAGACACCATTAGATGAGCTGGCATGATCTAAGATCACGACCGAATGGCTGGTACTGTGTTCAGTGCGATAGAGAGTTCTATTGCTTTCATGAACATGCGGTACATGCGTGGCTTGGTCCCCTTTGGTTTTGGCTGTGAGCTGGCCCTGGGAAGACCAAGACAGAATCGAGCGCCTGCTCGGCCGCATGTTCCTGCGGCTGGAGGAGATCGAGTCTTATCTCAGGCTGCGCAGCAAGCCCACTCAGATCGTTCTATGCCTACCAACCCGAACAGACATGAAGGGAAATCCCATGCCTAATTTCGAACTGCCGAACGACGAGATCGTGACCATCGGTATCCAGACCACCAACCAGGCCGGCTCAGTGGAGCCGGTGCCGACCGGGGACGTGTTTACCGTCGCGTCGTCATCGCCGTCGCTCGGCGTTGCAGTCGGCGCCACCGCTGCGGGCAATCCAGCCATCGTGCTAACGCCGACAGTCCAGGCCTCCCCCGGCATAGTCGTGACGGTGTCGGACAGCGCCGGCCTCAAGCTGGCGACGCTGACCGTCGACATCGTGCCTGATGTCACACCGGCCAACATCGTTCTTGACGTGGCCGACGCGACCTACGTCGCGCAGCCGGTGCCGGCGGCTCCGGGGCCGTAATACCCGATGGACTTTTGCTGCTCGCCTGAGTTTCTGGGCGCTGATGCGTTTAGGCCTCACGGTCCTGACCATTAGCGTCCTTGGGTACATGCTGCTCTATGGCTGCAAGGGCATCTTGCGATGAACGCTCCACTGAACCGCCCCGGCTTCGCCGATGCGCCGACGCTCGACGCCATCCCGCGCGGCCACTTCGCCGAGACGCGAAGTGGCGCGTGGCACGTCGTCGACTCCAAAGTGCGTCGTGGCCAGCAGCGCATCGACGACAGCCTCCAGAGTTTCGTGTCCGGCCTCGGGACCTGGAAAGACCCGACGGTTCAGCTCAAGTTCTATCTGAAGCTCCTCAACCGCGACGAGGTGGAGAATGCCTTCAGGAGCGACTGGATCGCGCGCAAGATCGTGATGGCCCCGGCCGAGGACGCGACGCGCGAGTGGCGGTCCTGGCAGGCGTCGCAGGAGCAGATCGAGGCCATCGAGGAGGAGGAGAGAACCCACAACATCCAGAAGAAGACCCGCGAGGCGATCTTCAAGGCGCGACTCTACGGCGGCGCCGGCATGGTCATCGGCGTCGATGACGGGAAGGACGTGATCGAGCCGCTGGACCTGGATAAGGTCAAGAAGGGTGACCTCAAGTTCGTCGTGGTGATGAACCGCTACGAGCTGGCTGCCGGTCCTCGCATCTACAACGTGAATTCTCCGTGGTACACCTATCCGGAATACTTCACGGTATCGACGCCGCTGTTCGGCTTCTATAACGAGGGCGGCGACACGTATCCCAACAGCTACGCCAGCGGAGAGTGGACTCCCCCGGTTGTGGGACCGGAAGATCGTACCGGCCGCGGCGATCCGTCAAGGCAGATGACTCCGTCATCCGGCATGGTTCGCATTCATCCCAGCCGCGTCGTTCAGTTCGTCGGCAACGAGCTGCCCGACTGGCGCCTCGTTCCGCTCGGAGGACTGTGGGGCGATAGCGTGCTGCAGACCATCGACGACATCTTGAAGGACTTCGGACTGACCATCGGCAGCGTCGCCAACATGGTCAACGACGCCAAGATGGACGTGATAAAGATACCGAACCTGACGTCGACGCACCTTGCCACTCAGGAGGCCACATCTAAGCTGCTGGCCCGCTTCGGCATGGCCAACCAGGCCAAGAGCACGGTGAATAGTCTGCTGCTAGACACTGGCGAGGAGTGGGAGCGAATTCAATCCACCTTCGCCGGTCTGCCGGACGTCATGAAGCAGTTCATGATGCTGATCTGCGCCGGCGGTGATCTGCCCTACTCTCGCGTCTTCGGCCAGGGCGGCAGTCGCGGCATCGGCGAGCAGGGCAGCAACGCGTCCGGCGGACCCCAGGACCTCAAGGGCTACTATGACTTCATCGCGTCGCGGCAGAAGACAGTCTACACACCCGCAATGGACCCGCTCGATCAAGTGCTACTGCGGTCTGCTCTTGGTCGCTACGATCCCAACGTGTTCTACGAGTGGAGCCCGCTGTACCAGCCGGACCCGAAGGAGGTCGCGCTCATCAGTTATCAGAAGGCGCAGACCACGCAGATCTACGTCGGCCTCGGCCTGATTAACGAGGACGCGATGCGCTCCGCCGTGGTTAATCAGCTGATCGAGGACGGCGATTATCCCGGCTTGGAGGACGCCATCGAGGAGTTCGGCGAGGCGCCGGAGGAGCCCGAGGGCGACTTCGATCCGCAGTCCGGCACCGTGATCCCCGGCACGCCGACCCATGCGGCCATGAAGGCCATCGCGCCGCCGTCGGGCGGTAGTAACGAGGCGCAGGACGCCGCGGCCCCGCAGCGACGTCGCTACCTGCTCGGTAAGAGAAGCTTCAAGCAGTTTCGCCAGGCCCAGATCGGGGATGCTTACTTCGCGCATCTGCACGACTACTGGAGCCAGGCCGCTCGCGACGCGGCGGCCGAAGCCAGAGCCGCGCGGGCCAAGGCGACCGCGGCGTTCAGACACGCCGACGAGAGCCGCGACGCGGGCGACGAGAAGAACGAGGTCCGCTACCGCACTGTCTCCAACTTCCACAGCACTGCCGCCGCCGCCTGGGAGAGTGCACACAAGGCGCATCTGTCCGGCGACAAGTCGACGGCGCGGGAGCAGGAGGAGAACGCCAGGACCAATGCCGGCGCGGCGGAGCGGTTGAAGGCCAAGCATGGCTTGAAGGATGCGGAGGCGATCACTGATCCAGAATTGCCTACGTTGGAAGAACTAGCCAGCAACGCCGTCTATGTCATCGCCGCCTCCATCGAGAAGAACGACTTCGCCGCCGAGGTCATGCAGGCCGAGACCATGATCTACGAGCTGATCGAGAGGCTGGCCAAGGAACATTCCGTCACCCAGGGCGCGGTCCACGAGATGTTATCCACCCTCGACGTGGTCAAGGGCGACAGGGTCGTCGCCGAGGCCGTGGCGCGATGGCGTCCCCAATCAAACCTGTTGGCGACATGACCGTAGAACTTCTCCCCACGGACATATCCGATGTCACGGCGGCGCTACTCAAGCTCCAGGCCGCGATCAACGCCGGCGGGGGTGACTCGTCTTTGACATTGACCGACGGAGTTAATACGGTCGGGGATGTTGCGCAGGTATTGGTTAGTGGTGGTGTCGTTGGTGGCGTGTCGCCAGATGCGACTTTGACTGTTATTGCCGGTGGTTCAGCCACGGATGATATTACAACAGGTGCGTCGCCGCTCAATCTTCCCGCACCTTCCGTTTCAACCAATTACTTCATCACCACCGGAGGAACCAAGGGCATTGAGATAATTAACCTAGCCGCCTATGGCTCTTACGCTGATGCCCAAGTTGGGCGTACTGCATTATTTCTTGTAAGAACTTTGACCAGCGGTTTAGATCAGCCTACCCTCAATTATAACGGAGGAAGTCAGGCGATAGCACTTGGAATAAATTACAGTTTGTCTGGTTTTCAAGCCTTTATTCTTGTTTGCGACGGCCAGAATTGGTTTCCACAAGGTTGGTGGCAAGAGCAAGCATTGCCTTCCGGCTTTCAATCATATGCTGAATTTCAAGCAACCGCGTCTGGTATTGGAGCCCATGCGGAATGCGCGAGTACCGCGTCAGGTCTTAATTCTCATGCAGAGGGAGATAGCACGGCATCCGGTATTAGCTCACATGCAGAAGGAAACTTAACTCTTGCTAGTGCACCTTATTCTCATTCCGAGGGTATTAGTACGGTTGCTTCTGGCAACAGCGCCCATGCCGAAGGCCAAGGTGGTACTGCAAGCGCGCCTAACGCCCACGTAGAAGGCGAATACTGTGTCGCTGATGAAATAGACTGTCAGGCGACTGGCAGTTTCTCATGGACACGCGGCATTTTTGTTGCGCAAGCTTATTCGAGCGGGGCATATGCAGATGCGGCTCCAAATGTTGTCGGTGACAACCAAGTCATCCGTATGGGCCTGCGTCAACAAACAACGGACGCGACTCCAAGTTTGCTGACTGCTGATCAAAGCCCTACGCCATCTGCTAATAATCAACTTGTTTTAGTAGATAATGAAACCGCTTTCGTGGAAGTCGTCGTAGTCGGAAAAACTGCCGGCGCTACTGATATACTAGCGCAACGAATTGAGGTAATCATTCAACGCGGTACGGGTGCAGCCTCCACGGCCATTCCGACGACAACGCCAACAACACCTGTTGTTCTAAGCACCTATGCGACGGCTGGTGCAATCTCTGGATCGTGGGCCATTGCTTTGTCTGCCGATACGACAAATGGAGCATTGGCGGTTACCGTAACGGGGCAATCAGCTACGACGATAAACTGGACCGCTGAATTGCGATCCAGGGAGGTCGTGTTTTGATAGCGCGGGTGCAAACATCCGGCACGACTGGGGCGCCAAAGGCATTTAGCCTTACTGATGCGCAAATTGCTGCGCGCGTAGCTGCGCTTGAAAGTCTGCGGCCTCCCGGATTCGGTCAGATCAAAAGTCTTTATGTCGAATATGCCTCTGCATCAGCAGCGTCAATCCGGTATGAAGCGTGGGCCAAGGCCAGAGGTGTCACGCTTTATCAGGCACAGGCAACTCCATCTTTGACCATTGCCATGTGGAAGGACAAGCAAATCGAGGCTTGCCACTTATCGCCGGTGTGGCTGGAAAAGTACGCCGCTCTGTCACAGGGTTTCACTTTTAAACTCATGATCGCTGGCGGTTCGGTAATGACCGCTGCACAATCTCATGCGATCCGCGCGAGTTTAGGAAATAACTTGTGGAGTACCTACAGCGTGTCGGAAGTGGGTACCATTTCGTTTGTTGGTGCCGCACAAATCGAAGCCACTTATGGCTGTGTTGGCAAACCGTGTCCCGGCGTGACCGTTGAGATTCAATCTGACGAGGTTTGTGTCAAGACCGGCACGATGGCAACTGGCATCGTTCTCGATAGCAATGGCTGGTTTCATACCGGAGATCTCGGTAAGTTGGCAGCCGACGGCACCATCGTCCTGACCGGCAGAAAATAGGAGAACAACATGTCCACCGTCGTCGTCTCCAACTTCACGCTGCTCGACCCAAGCCAGATCGTTCACCAGCGCAACGTCCAGCTCGGCGGCTCGCTCCAGGAGACGCCGCAGTGGGTGACGCTGCTGAGCGACCCCGACTACGTCATCGCAGAGTTCCAGGCGGCCAACGGCAACTCGCTGACGCCGTTCGACATCCTCGACCCGACGCGCAATCAGGCCAAGATGGCGGCGGTTTGGAACGCCTAAGATGACCGGCCTCAGCAACCAGATACCGCTGGCCTTCGAGAAGTTCTGGCCCGCAGTTCGCATCCAGGGGCTCAACACGCCGGCCCTGTCGCGCTCCGGCTTCCCGTGGCCGTCGGGCGACACCAGGTTGCCGTTTGCCTCCACTAGCGGCTACGCGAGCCAGACGTGAAGCACTTGATCTATTTGCTCGGCAACCGGCTGGAGATCGTCGCGGTGTCCGACGACGATCCCAGGCTCGACGAGGCCGACATGGTCCAGAAGAACGAGCAGGTTTTCGCCACCGCGGCGGCGCTGACCGTCCTCCATGCCCAGCATATGGCCACCGACCCGAGCCCGGATTGGAAGACCGACAAGAGTTACTGGTGGAACCGCAAGAATCGACGGGCTGGATAGTCCCAGGATCAATGCCTACATGACCTTCCATGCGCTACTACGCCCAAATCGCAATGGCCAGCGTCGCCTTCATGGCGGCCTACCTGGCGTTCGCCGTGCTGTTCACCTAGACAGCGCCGGCGGCCCGCGGCACGCGGTCGCCTACCCTAGCCTCGTCGACCACTACCGCGCGCCCACCGCGCGGCTGGTGGCTGCATGCGTCGTTGACGCTTCCTACGATCAGCCGTGGCTGGCCAACCGCTCTGCCGACGGCCGCGTCGTGTACCGAGACCGCCGCGTCCCGCGCGTCCTGAGGTGCGGGATCGATACGGACAAGACGCTTCCCGTCCACGAACTTTCCGAATGGTTGGCCATGAACGATGGCCTGCCGTATGACCGCGATAGCGCGGTCAAGGACGCCTTCGACCCGAACGAGCTGCGCGATCCTCATGGTGAGTGGACATCAGGCGGCGGCTCAAGCGCCGAGATCAGCGCCAAGGTCTCTGAACTCCAGCCCAAGGCCGTTGCGGACTTGAGCGTGGCCGAGCGGCGAAGCCTCAGTCGTTACACCGATGTTCACTACAAGGAGATAAATTCATACGTTCGCGGCAGCAAGATGCTGTCGTTTGGTCATGCTACCAGGCAACGCGCGGAAACCGACGCCAGGAACATCGACTCCGTCATGGCGCGCGCGAAGCTGCCGCAGGCAATGACCGTCTACCGCGGCATGAGGCCTGGGTTGTTTGCTGAGTTGAAGCCCGGTGACGAGTTCACCGATAAGGGCTTCGTCAGCGTCTCTGCCAATCCGAAGATCGCCAAGCATTTTGGTCATGGCTCGGCCTTGATCAAGCTTCCGGCCGGAGCCAAGGTCATCCCCATCGGCGACAAGTCGCAGGTCAGCAAGGAGGCCGAGTTGCTGATCAATCGCGGCTCCAGGTTTAAGGTTCTGGAGCACACCGGCAAGCACATCACGCTGGAGCTGCGGCCGTGATGGGAGATCGCTTCATCTGGGAAGATGAGGACGTAGTTATGACGCGGCCGCTGCGCGATCATGTCGTCGGTCCGACCGCCCACGACGACGTTGCCACGCCCCTGGAGCGAGAGGCGGTCGAGGCCCAGCGGCCCGACGATCCCGACATCTGGAAGAAATATACCGACGAGATGGACGGCTATATCAGGGAGGTCGACGATGAGACGATCACGCGCGTCGCGCCGGACCAGGACCTCCGCCAGTTCGCGGAGGACGACCGAAGACTGCTCCGCAAGATTATTGCGGCTGGCCATGGTCAGGGCGATGGCCGAACTGGAATTGGCGATGCTGGCGTTCGTCGACTACGAGACCCGACCGGCACGGCGTCGATCAGGGCGAAGTTCCGCCGCGACCTTGACTCGCGCTGGCTCCAGCTCCGCCGGCTGATCGTCAGCGCCTTCGCGCCTCAGAATGACATCCTCGGGCTGCGCACCGTGCCGATCACGCACAATGTGGTCAGCATAGACCCGGGCCTTCATCGACTCCCCGGTAGTGACCGCGTCGCGGCATTCCGCAACTGGCTGGAGGAGAGACAGCGGCAGTTGATCTTGTCGGGCGACGTCGGGTCGTACCTCAACGCCGCCGTTAGGCTGGCTCACAAGAGGGCCGAGGCACTGACCGGGAGCAAGAACATTAACTCGCCGCACGACTGCATCGAGCACATGACGTCGCTGGCCAAGTCAGAACTTCAAGGTATCGCCGCCGTCGTCACCCAGCGAGCGACGCGCGTTCTGGCCAGCGGCCTGGCGAAGAAGCAGCGCCCGGATAAGATCGCGCGGGAGATCGCCGCGGCCGTCGACGCTGTGGGCCGAGTCAGGAGCCGCGCCCTGGTCAACTTCGCGATCGTCAAGGCGTTCAACTCCGCGAGCCTGGACGCATTTCGCCAGGCCGGTATTAGTCACGTCGGCGTCGTGCCAGAGAAGCTGCGCGCGGTGCGCGGGCCGCACGGCAAGCATCTCGTCAGGGATGCCAGGCGTGGGGTCGATCTTTCTTTAGTGGAAGTTTTGACTCAAGGAAATGAATTGGTTTGTCAGCGTTGTGAGGATATTTCAAATGATGGGCCGTATAGCTTGGATGAAGCTGAAGGATTAATTCCTGCTCATCCGAATTGCTTATGCAGTTTTGTGCCTGCGATGGATTTACGTTTTGCCTCTGTGCGGGAAGATTGAATGATGTTTTCGATAAGCGCATCAAGATTAGGTGTTTTGTTTATGGTAGTTTCAGATAATCTAATAACTTTCCATCCAAGTTTGGTTAACACTTTATCGCGTCGTTTGTCTCGTTGTCGTACCCGTTTTAGACTGTGCCAGTAATCACCGTCAGCTTCTAATGCAATATTGCCAATTGCAAAATCAATGTTAAATCGTTTAACCCGGAATTCTTGAATAAAACTAATGCCTAATCGTTTGAGCGAAAGACGGATGGCTTTTTCAATTGATGTTTCAGCCGATGAGCCAAGGTAACATCGTCTAGAGCAGTGCGCGCGATTTAATCCACGTTTTATATCGCTTGAATTATGTATGAATGGTTTTCCGCATTTCGCACATCTTTTTTCAACATGCTCCATGTGATCTCGTTTACATTGCATTGAGCAAAAACGATACCGATGAGCCGTGGACCCTTTGTTAATTACAAATGTCTTTTTGCAGCCGATACATATTTTGGTAACAGGGTTAGCTTTGTTTTGATCGTAACAAATACGCGAGCAAATGGTCCGGCCCAGGGCCGTGGGTTGGAATATGGTGCCGCAAATTGAACAGGGTATTTTGAAGCATTTTCTTTTACCAAGATTGGCGCACTCGCGTGAGCAATATCGTTTGTTAGAGCAACCGGGTGGAATGGTTTTTGAATGTCGGTTAAAGAGGCTGCCGCAGGCACTGCACTTAAAGGTAAAGGACATTCAAAATTGTACCGTATAGTACGCAAAATAGCCACATCGGTGATAACGGAATGACCTATAAGACCCGCCCCTGGCCCGGCGACCAGGACCCCGACGAGCTGACGCGGTTTCTCGACTTCGTCGTCGAGCGCAAGGTCAAGCGCTACCTGGAAATCGGCAGTCGCAACGGCGACTCGTTCTACGCGGTGATGATGGCCATTGGCCCCGGCGGCTTCGGCGTCGCCGTTGACCTGCACGAGAATGCTGGCTCCAAGAAAAGTTTGGTGGGGACCATCAAGGAACTGAACGATGAGGGCATCAAGGCAATGTTGCAACCGGGCAATTCGCAAAATCCCAACATCAGAGATTTTGTCGGCTCGTGGGCGCCCTACGACCTGGTCCTGATCGACGCCAACCACACCTACGCCGGCGTCGAGGCCGATTGGGCCGCTTACAGCCACATGGCCCCCATCATTGCGCTCCACGACGTCGCGGCGCCGGATGGCTACATGTCCGACGGCAGACTGAACGAGGTCGGTAGGTTTTGGCGTGAGATAGCCAAGTGGCCTCCTGACGATATGGTACGGCATGAAGCCTATTGCATCGGGTCGATGTGCGACTGTCCGTCCAGGCAGATCATCTCCCCCGGCTCCGTCCGAGGCTTCGGGATCGTCATTAAATGAGCGCCTGGACGGTCACCCAGGACGACAGGCTTCGCGAGATGTGGGAGCGAGGAGACACTTGCGACGTCATCGGCGCAGAGTTTAGCTGCTCCGCCACTTGGGTATCGAAGCGGGCGCAGGAGCTGAACTTGCCGCCGCGTCGCCAGAAACGCAGTCCAATGTGGGGCGACGACGATCTGCGGTATCTGAGAGTCGAGGCCGAGCGGCGCGGCATCAGCACTTACATGCTGAGAACCAAGATCATCCAGGTCGTGCTCCGCGACCGTATGATCGACGCCGTGCTGGACGACCAGAAGGAGCCGTGGCCGGAAAGTGCTATCAAGTCGCTGAGCGACTATCAGAAGGCCAACGGGCGGTCGGCGACGTGAAGGAGCAAGTCATTCACCTTCACGACGGCTTCGGCGGCCTCGTCGTCCTGACCGTCGACAAGATTTCATCGCGCCGTACTGCCATGAAGATTTTAGGCGACGATGTGCAGATCGGCCAGAAGACTGTCATCGTGGCCGACGGCCAGGCCTACAAGGTCCTTGAGACCATGGAAGAGGTAGCGGCGCTGATCGCCGCCGTGCCGGAATAACTAGAGAGAGTGTCATGGACGAAGCCAAGAACGGCCAGGTGCTGCCGTCGCAGATCATGGAGGACATCAAGAAGAACATGATGTCCGGCGGCGCGGTGATCAAGACGCCGGCCGAGAAGGAGGCCGAGGTCAAGCGCGCCGCGCGGGTCCGCGACCTTGCCGTCACCATGAGTAAGCTGGCCGCCGGGTGCGACGTCAACGACTTCCTCAACGCGCTGGTCATCACTGCCGGCGGCATCCTCGGCGCCTATTCACCGGACCCGAAGACGCTGCAGCACGGGCTGATCCAGCACGCCAACAACGTGCGCAACGTCGCGATTCAGAACTTCCAGGCCAAGCAGATGGCCCAAAGGCAAGCGCAGGACAACGCCCCGACACCAGGAGGCTAAACCGATGCCGTATGCGAGCAACGCCGATCTACCGGCCACGATCAAGTCCCTCCCTGGCAAGGCGCAATCTATTTGGCGCGGAGCCTTTACTGGGTTCAGCAAGTCGAACCCAAAGGCCAAGGAGGAGGCAGGTTTTAAGGTGGCCTGGGCCGCGGTCAAGAACAAGTACCACAAGAACGACAGCGGCACCTGGGTGGCCAAGGACGCGGAATATGACGGCGGCGAGCAGGGCGAGGACCCGTGCCCGAGCTGCGGCATGGATATTCCCGTCGGCGTCTCGGTCTGTCCCCATTGCGCCCAGCCCATAGAGGATAGCATGACCGTCGATCACCTCACCATGTACGACACCGTCCTGATGGACGGCGTTCGCAAGACCGCCGACGGCTACTTGACGTGCAGCCCGCGCGTCGCCCGCGTCGGCGTCCAGCTCTACAAGGGCAAGGAACTGGGTCGCCCCGACCTCGGCGATGTGCGTGTCTATCGCCCGCCGAGCGAGGTGTTCCACAAGGACGCCATCAGGAGCATGACGCATCGGCCGGTGACGCTGACCCATCCGCCGGAGACCGTGAACGCCGGGAACTGGAAGCACTATGCGGTCGGCCACACCGGCGACGAGGTGCTCAGGGATGGCGACGCCATCAGGGTGCCCATGGTGATCATGGACGCCGCGGCCATCGAGGCCTACGAGAAGCACGGCGTCAAGGAACTGAGCGTCGGCTACTCCACCGACCTGAAGTGGCGCAAGGGCATCACCAAGGACGGCGAGCACTACGACGCCATCCAGACCGCCATCAAGGGCAACCACCTGGCCATGGTGCCGGCGGCTCGCGGCGGCGAGACTCTGAAGATCGGCGATGACGACCCGGAGCGCGAGATTGACCCGGAGGCCGAGCGTCACCTGAAGGTCATCACGAGTCCCCACAAGTCGAAGATGGACAAGAAGAACGCCGCCGCCGATCTCAAGGCGTATTTGCTGGAGAACTACGGCGACGAGGACGGCAGGGAAAAATACGACCTGATGGTCGAGGGGCTCGACGTCGGCGACGGCAACTTTGACACGCCGCTCTACGACAAGGACTTCACCGCGGAGGAACGCAAGGAGGCGGCCAAGAAGGGCCAGGCGATGCCTGGTGGCGGCTATCCGATCCGCAACACTGAGGACCTTCACAACGCAATCCAGGCAATCGGTCGGGCCAAGAATCCGGCCGCGACTAAGGCTCACATCATCAAGCGCGCCAAGGCGCTGGGTGCGGTGAAGTCGCTACCCGACGACTGGGTCAAGTCGACAACGGACAGCAAAGGAGAACAAAAAATGTCCGCAATCGTAGTCATCGACGGCGCCCGGTTGGAGGTCGCCGACAACCTCACCGCCAACGTGATCGAGAAGCACGTCAGTGGCCTGCACAGCATGGCCGCCGACCTCAAGGGCAAGCTCGACAAGGCCGCCGCGGACAAGGAGGAGGCCGACGAGGAGAAGACGCGCCACGAGAAGGACCACAAGGCGGCCATCGACGCCAAGGACGGCCAGATCGCCGCCCTGACCAAGCAGCTCGCCGACGCCAAGGCGCTGACCACGCCGGAAATCCTCGACAAGCTGGTCAAGGATCGCCTCGCGGTGATGGACTCCGCCGTTAAGGTCCTCGGCAAGTCGTTCGTGTTCGACGGCAAGCAGATCGCCGACATTCGGCGCGCCGCGGTCGCCAAGCACTACGGCGACTCGTTCGTCAAGGACAAGTCGGACGACTACGTCACGCCGCTGTTCGACGCCATCGGCGCCAAGGACGGCACCGGCGTGCGCGCCCTCGGCGACGCCCTGAGCCGCCCCGGCACCCGCGTAGGGGCCGAGGACGTCCGCGACGCGGCGTTCAGCGACCACCTCAAGACTCTCCAGAACGCCTGGAAGCCTCCGCAGCGGCAGACGTCCTAATTCTCTTAGGCGTCACTCGCCCAATAACAACAAGAAGGAGTTTCTAACATGCTTACGCCTCCTCCTGTCCAAACCACGTACACTCAGTACATCAATGTCGGTCAAAACGGCATGATCGCGAGTGCGACTGGTTGGGACATCGACACTCGCATCGCCGAGGATATCACCTCGTCTGCGAACGGCATCGGCTTCGGTTTGGCCGTCAGCCAGTCTCTGATGACCGACCGCGGCGCTTGCATCGGTCAGCTCTCCGGCGGCGTGTTCGTCGGCATCACCTGTGCCGATCCGACGCTGCCGAACGTCGTCCCCGGCTTCACCGACCTCTACAACGAGGGCGACAACATGGCCGTGCTGGTGCGCGGCGACATCTGGGTCACCGTCGGCGACAACGTGGCCGCGGGCGGCGACGTGTACTTCAACTCCGTCACCGGCCAACTCGGCGCCTCCGGCATCTCCAATGCGGTCCACGTCCTGGGCGCGCGGTGGATGACTAGCGTGCCGAGCGACGACTCTCGACTCACCGTCGAGGTCGGCAGTCTGGCGGTTTGCCGCTTGACCGGCGTCGCGACCTACTAATCCCCAGACGCACCAACGAAACAAGAAAAAGGAGAACAATAAGATGCGTCTCAATATTTACGACGCTCCGCAACAGGCGCTGGGGTTCCTGATCGAGCAGACGACCTACATCGAGGCGGAGGTGTACCGGATTCAATACCCGGAAATCATCTACCCTCAGATCTGCCCCATCGACACCGCGGCCAACGAGTGGGCCAAGAGCGTTACCTACTTCTCGCTCGACAAGGTCGGCCAGGCGGACTGGTTCGACGGCATGGCGACCGACATGCGCTTTGCCGACGTCAACCGCCAGAAGTACGAGCAGGGCGTCGAGATGGCCAGCATCGGCTATCGCTACACCCTGGAGGAACTCGGCCAGGCCATGATGGTCCCGGGACTGAATCTGACGGCCGAGCGCGCCGAGTCGGCACGCTTCGCCTACGAGCAGTTCATGGATCGCCTCGTGCGCTTCGGCTCGGCCTCGAAGGGCTTCACCGGCCTGTTCAACAACACTAACGTGCCGGTGACCGACGCCATTCCCGATGGCACCGGGAACTCCCCGTTGTGGGCCAACAAGACCGCGGACCAGATGATTCGCGACGTCAATGGGGCGCTGACGAACGTGTACGTCGGTAGCAACACGGTGGAGATGGCCGACACGGTGCTGATGAGCGTCGCCAACATGCAACTGCTCAGCAACACCCGCGTGCCCAATACATACGGGAACGCGCTCGACTATCTCGCCAAGTACAACACCTACACGAACATCACGGGCAACCCCCTGACGATTCGCGGCGTGCTGAACTTGGACACCGGCGGCCACGGCGGCTCGTCGCGCATGGTGGCCTATCGAAAGGACCCTCGGGTGGTGAAGCTTCACGTCCCGATGGTGCATCGGTTCCTGCCGGTGTGGCAGACCGGGCCGATCACCTTCGACATCCCCGGCATCTTCCGCGTCGGCAGCGTCGAAGTCCGGCGCCCGCTGGCGTTTTCCTACGTCGACGGTACGTAGTACCCAACGACGCAACTCGAAGGGCCGCGAGGCCCGAAACTCGGTTAATCATACCGATTACTCGCGGCCCCTTTTTCCTCACATCAACGGAGAAGTTTCGTGAACGAGAGAATGCACAACGTTACCTTCGAGACCGTCACCTGCACCATCAAGAACCCGCTGACTCATCCGCGCAGCGTGTTCGACGGCCTCGCGAATTCCGAGCGCATCTGGCTCGACCCAGGCCAGATCAAGGAGAATGTCGTCCTAGCCAAGCACATGGCCGACATGCTGATGAAGCGAACCGGAGACCTGGAGATCACCAACGTCAAGCCGGCGTCCAGCGTCAAGGCGCCGCGCCCGGCGCTCGACGACGTCCCCGACCAGCTCGGCGGCGGCAAGGGCAGGGCGGCCTGATATGGACAGCGTCAGAACCGCATCGTCGCCGGAACCATTCAGGATATTCAAGACGGATCGCGGCGCCCACACGCCGGAGACCCTGGCGGACATGACGCTGTATCAGCTCGCGTCGCCTCAGGACAATCCGGCCAAGGTGGAGAAGCTTCGTCGCGAGCTGGTCCATGCTCACGGCGCGATCCAGCAAATGATCCGCACCCTATTTGCCATGTCGGCTGCGGACGATGTCGCGCGACGACGCATCAACGAGATCATCGCGAGAGACTTCGCCACGTCGCTCGACATAGAGAGACAGCACGCCCAGCTCAGATAACAAAGAAGGAAGAACAAGATGGCTGGCTTCACCACCGCATTTCCCACCTCGTTCAAGGGGGAACTGCCCCAGGCGATCCATAATTTTACGGCCACCACGGGACACGTCTTCAGTTGCGCACTTGGCATCGCCACGCCGACCGGAACCTATGGCGCCGCGACCACCAACTACAGCAATTTGACCGGCAACTCCGACGAGTTGCCGAATGCCACCGGCTACACGACCGGGGGCTTTGCCTGGACTGCGGCTCAGAACATAACGCCGCTGACGTCGGGCACCGGCGCCTACTGGCAGTGGAGCGTCAATCCGAGCTGGACGCCGGCTACATTCAGCACTTCTGGATGCATCATCTACAACACCAGCGCATCTAACAAGGCCGTGTACGTCGGCTCGTTTGGTGGTACTGAGACCGTTACTGCTGGGACGTTCACGCTGGTGCAGCCTTCCAACGGAGTTGGGACGTCACTCCTGCAATTGAACTGACAAACGATGCAAGCCGACATGCCGATGTCCCTGTCGATGCGGGCCTACAACCTGCACGCGGAGCAGCGCGACCAAGAGGCGATGAACTGTCTCAACTCCGCGCTGGCCATGGAGCCGACGCTGACTGGTGCTCTATTCCTCAAGGGCATCATCGCGCTGTCGCACGGCGACTACAGGACGGGCCTGCCATTGTTTGAGCTACGGCATCAGAGAATCAATGCCGGCAAGTACGGCTCGCGCTACCAGGATCGCCCGATGTGGGACGGTCGACGCACCATCCACAATGTTCTGCTGTGGGCCGACGAGGGGTTGGGCGACAGCGTCATGATGCTTCGCTTCGTGCCGGAAGTGAGGAAACGTTGTCGGAATTTACAGATCGAATTGCAGCACCCCGTGGTCCGTCTCTGTCAGTTCAATAATCCTGACGCCGACGTGTTCGCCTATGGTGATCGTAAACCATCGTTTGACTTTCAGTGCTCGCTGATGAGCCTGCCACTTCTGTTCGGCGTGACGGCGCAGAACATTCCCGGTCAAGCCTACATTAAGCCGTTGCCATTGCTTGCGGCAGATTGGGCGAAGCGAACCAACGGCATCAAGATCGGGCTTTGCTGGCACGGCAATAAGAACAACGTGCGCGATGATGTACGGTCGATTGGCCAGATAGACTTGGCACCGCTTGCCAAGGAATTCGATTTCATCAGCCTGTCGCGCGAGGAGGCTGGCTTCGACGACGTGGCTGATATGGCGGCGCTGATAGACAATCTTGATCTTGTCGTGACGGTCGACACGCTGGCCGCGCACGTCGCCGGTGTCATGGGGAAGCCGACCTTCGTCATGCTGGGTGTCGATTGCGATTGGCGATGGGGGCAGCGCAGCCAGTTTACGCTGTGGTATCCGACCGCTCGATTGTTCCGGCAGAACAGGCCGGGGGATTGG